CGCTATGGAATTTGGGGAGCAACTTCACCGCAAGACCGTTAAAAAGACAACCGCACCACCTCCTGATTGCTCAAGAGACAGTGCGGTGTTAATATTTTGATTAGGGGCCGTACTAGGAATCGAACCTAGACTTTAACCCATATCCGGGCTGTCTCTACCATTGGACTATGCGGCCTTGTAGTCACAATACTAGCACTCTTTGCGATTTGCTTTGGCTCTGGGCAATGGTTACTCTTTGCTTATGACTAACTTTCAGGCTTACGAAAAGCTAAAACTTGCAATCGCAAACGCTCCTGCAATACCACCTTGCCAGACAACCGACCCTGAGATTTGGTTCTCTGATAACGAGACAGGAGTCCACGATTACAGGGTTGCAAAAATCTTTTGCAAAACTTGCCCTGTTAGAAATGAGTGCCTTCAGTATGCCATCGTCGCTAACGAGGTTCACGGAATCTGGGGAGGTCTTACCTACAAGGAGCGCAGGAAGCTCGCTCCTAAAGGTTGGCAAAAAAAGTGAGGGCTGCTAAAGAACACAACAACCTGCGTCTTGCAATTCTTGAGCTGCCGACGACAACATCCTGTCAAAAACTCGACCCCGATATTTGGTATCCTGAGCAAGGGCCAGCGCTTGCCATAACTATAGAAGCTAAGCGCCTCTGTAGCCTCTGTCACGTCCGAGTAGAGTGCTTGAGTTATGCCTTAGCAGCTAACGAGGTTCACGGAATCTGGGGAGGGCTGAGCGCCGACGCTAGGAAAAAACTTAGAGCGACTTCTTCGTAATGATAGAAGTTAGCACTGATAGTAGTGCTGATCCGAGTGCAATGCTAAAAAAGCCAACCCAGTCAACTGCAAATAGCCCTACGGTTCCTCCACCGAGGAAAGCCAGTCCTGCCTGAGCAAAAGTCTTTACAGCACGCTCTCCGGCACTGTTGATAAATTCTTTACTAAACATCTCCATTAGTCCAATCTTGATTGTTGTTTCTTCCGTCTTGCCACGATGCACTTACAGTGTACGCTGTTGTGATTATTGAGATAAGCGATACGCCGCCTGTTATCAAAGTGACCCCGACTCCCCATTGGTCAACTAGGAACGTCACAGCACCGAAGATTATCATTGCGAAGCCGAGTCGATACGATCCAAAGATTAGCTTGCGACGAAACTTCCAGCTTGCTCCGGTTGCGGACTCAGGTTCATCCTTTAGGAAGAACACTCCGTCAAGCATTTTTACAAGGGTCTTTTGCAACATTCGCATACCTCTCGTACGGGCTTCTTTACGTTAGCGAGAATTAGCTTGTATACGTCAACCTTGTCAGACGTTACGCCAAAGACGCCCTTCAGAGTTCTTGACGCTGTGACGTGGACGTGAGGGCCAGAACTTTTGCCAGTGTTACCTAGCAGCCCGACTGTCTGACCTTTGCGGAGCTTCTGCCCGACTTGGTAACCCGGCTTAGAATCCATATGGCAATATCCCAAGAACCAGACAACGCCGTCTTTATCCATCGCAGTTTGAACGACAACCCAACCAAGAACATCTGAAAACTGAATCAACCTAATCGTACCCTTGGCGATTGCAGGTATTCGTGTGCCTCTTGGTCTTGCCCAGTCTGTCCCAGAGTGCGGTTGCATACCGTTTGCTTTTCTAAAGTTACTCATCTCGCCATAGTGCGAGGTTATGTATTTAGCATCATAGACTAAGCGCCAATCAGCAGTGCGATCAGAGAAGCGACTCACTTTGACTTCCTTAATTTGTATATTTTAGCCACGAAGCAAGCTCACTAACCCGACTGCGACTGCTCCAAGTGTTGCGCCGTAGACTCCGTAGACGAGGCGAGCGATAAGCTCGACCTTTGCTAAACGAGTTTCCATATTGGCAACCTTTTCAGGCAGATACTTTAAGCCACGCAGCTCCGCAAACATCTCGATCTGGTTCTCGTTTACTTCCATAAGTTTCTCATAAACTTGAACATTAGTAATGCGAACTGATGTGCCTTCTTCAGCCATTATTTGCCGCCTTCAAACTGAGTTGCTTCCCAGTCAATTATTTCTTCATTCCACGAATAAATTAGCCCGTCGTCTGGGTAAGGCACTGGTGATTCCCATTGGCAAGTTTCCTCGACTAGCAGCCAAGAGTCATAGGGCTTAGGCGAAATGAATGCGTCACGCTCTGAGTCGTAGGTAAATCCAACACCTGCATAGTTGAACCGAATGGTTGCGTTGTAGCTAGTCTGAATCCAAGTGCCGCCAAGGTTGTCAACCAACCAGTCGTAGCCCTCGTTAGGGAAAGCGTTGTTAGTGACCAACACTCTAGTTACAATGTTGTCTTCGTCTAGTTCTGCAAAGTTTGCCATTATGCCGCATACCTAACTATTACAACTCCTGAGCCTCCGTTACCAGAAATGCTTCCAAAGGTGCCATTTCCGCCGCCGCCTCCGCCTGTGTTTATTGTTCCGTTTGTCGACTCAATTACACCGTTAATCGTGCGTCCACCGTTCCCACCGCCATCAGTGCCTGAACCAATGGTTTCTTGATAAGTTCCGCCGCCACCGCCGCCAGCTCTAGAAATGGAAGTGCCAGTTATTAATGAAGATAACCCTGCGCCACCATCTCCGCCGTGACCTGTTGCATCTGTTCCACCCGCTTCACCGACAGAACCAGCGCCACCACCGCCAGCACTCGCAATTGCCGCATCACTTGTACCGTTAGCTGCTAAGCCTCCGCTAAAGCCCTCATTAGTTGTTCCGCTACCGCCTGCTGAACCTGTTGTACTTTGAGTTCCGCCGCCACCGCCTGAGCCGCCATCGCTGCCAGTTCCCGACGTTGCACTTGTCCCAAAGCCACCCCCGCCACCGCCTGAGCTAGTAACAGTTGAAAAAGTGGTATTACTACCATTAGTGCCGTTAGTTGTTGTTGCGCTAGAAGCTGCGCCACCTGAGCCAACTGTAATTGTGTAGCCTTGAGCCGTTACGGAGATAGTTGATTCTGCACTAGCTCCGCCGCCCGAAGATTCCCCAACGACGCTACAGCGATAACCGCCTGAGCCTCCTCCTCCAGAAGGATAACCGTTATTAGAAGAACCACTACCGCCGCCGCCTGCGATAACCAAATACTCACAATTCAAGTTCTTGGTAGGTGTGAACGTGCCTGATGCTGTAAAAGTATGTATCCAATAGCCATCGGCCTCAGTAATAGTTCCACCAGTAGCGAAAGGGCCGGTAGCGCCACCTGCTGCTGCGAGTATCCCTAGAGGTATCACGCTAGGTCACCTATCAAGACAGCAGTTGAAGAACTCAAGAACAGTATCGAGGCAGCAGCCCACTGTGAGGCTATCGTTAGCGCTGCGTCTTTTGAGTTGACTGTGACGCCTGAGCCTGCAAAGGTAATCACGCCTGTCCCGATGTTCACGAAGTCCACCCTGTCGCCTGCGCTGAATGTTGCGCTTGGAGCTGTAAGAGTGAAAGTTCCGTCGGCTGTTATCGTTTCGCCTCTGTCGCCAACTGCGAGAGTGTAGGCAGCGGTCTTGGCGTTTACCGCCGGAGTGAGCAAAGCTTTGTCGTCAAGCTGTGACTGAATCCCAGAGGTTACGCCTTCTACATAATTCAGCTCGGTTGCGTCTGCTGTCACACCGTCAAGAATGTTCAGCTCTGCGGTAGTTGCCGTCACGCCGTCAAGGATGTTTAGCTCTGCTGCTGTGGCTGTTAGGTCGCTTATCTGTGAGGCAGGGATTGTAACTGCGCTTAGGTCAACGTTTAGAGTTACGTCGCCGGTTGTGCCTCCGCCACTAAGGGCTGTCCCTGCGACTACCGAAGTAATATCGCCAGGGTTAGACACTGCCACCCAAGCGCTGCCTGAATAGTATTGAAGCGAATCCGTGTCTGAAAGAAAAGCAAGCATCCCCTCGGCAACATTGTCACCTAGCGCTGTCGTTCTAGCTGCTGCGTCTGCATAAACTTGCACGACTTGATTCTGGATCAAGCTTTGAAAGTCGTCTGCCTCGACTACTTCGCCTACTGCCCATAGTTTCCAGCTCATACTAAACCGCCGTAATGTTTCCGATTAGTCGGTACTCGTCTGTCGCCACACAAAGAAGTGTAGCCGCTGAATACTGAGCGCCGATTGTAAAACTGCCCGATGTTGTGGATGTTGCGTCTCCTGCCACCGTTGCCGTGTCTGCCGTTATTGTGACCACGCCTGCGCCGTCTGCAATTATGTCTGCCCTAGCACCGACCTGAAAGTCCGTGCTTGCGTCTACAGTTACAGTCGTCGCCGAGCCGTTGGTAAATCTGATTGTTTTATTTTCGTCTGTCGAGGCAAGCGTTCTAGACGTCGTTGCGTCTGTCACAATTGTGGTTAGTTGGCTTGCCTGAGTATCTACTCCCACCCAAGCGGAACCGTTGTAAACGGTAAGCAAGTTTGTGTCGTCAAGGTAAGAAAACATTCCCTCCGCAACGGTAGCAATCCCACTGGTTCGAGCCGAAGCATCGGCAAATCGCATAATGGTTTGGTTCATTAAATAGGAATTGACGTCGGCTGCTGCAAGTACCTCCCCGGCGACCCACACTTTTTGTCCAGTCAAGTTACTCCTAAAAACCTAAAATGTTGTTTGAGGATAGTCTACCAAACACTAGGTCGGATAGAGTCCAAGGGCTTTTTTCAATAGTGCTAAAGCCAAGGCTAAGGATGTGTTCAACAGTCGACACCGAGTGGTCGATGCGAATAATCTCTGCGAACTTTGAAATGGCAGGAGCGATGCCGTTAGGCGTTAGCTTAATTTCTACGACGTCGGAAAGCTCCAAGGCAAGAAGCTGCGCCTGTTGAGCTAAAGTTCTCCGGTCAAGAATTACGTCGACCGAATTGAAACGGTACTCGGGGTCTTTGTATTTGTTGGCATAAAGCTTTGAAAGCTCGACTAAATCTGAGTCGTTATTTATTAGCAAGCCCGTTTGATTTAGACCAAAAATCCCGTAAGTATCTATCGAGTCCAACGCACGAGCAACCGCTTGTGTCCCTGTAATTTGTGAGGTCAAAACAATTTCGTTGTGCAAGTTTTCCGAGCCATACTCTACAACGATGTTTGAGTATGGGACGCCTGTTCCGTCGTCTGCAAAAGTAAATCCCTGCGCATTGGAAGACGCTCTCCTGTCACGGAAAACAACCGAGCCTGCCTTTGAAATAAAGAACGAACCCGGCTCAGATTTTTCAATAGTTCTAAAGTAAGCCAAAGCGTTCGTGTTCTCTGGGATAGTGTCTGCCCCTAGCTCCATTGCGCCGACCTCAATGTCTCTTTGAGCTACAGGCCAAGCAAGTTCTGGCAAAGACAAGATCGTGTTTATTCTGTCGCCACTTTGTTGCACGTCATTGGTTCTTGTAAAAATAAACTGACTCGCAAGTGAAGACGTTGCGTCTGAACACGCAACCGCAACCGTGCTGTCTCCGCTTGGTTCATAGAAAAGATTCCAGTCGTCAATCAAACCAAAGAATTGAACCACCCCACCGGAGCTAATTCGGATTTGTCGCTTAGGTATAATCTGGCCAAAATAAGGAGAAGCTGCAAACTCAGGGTCGAAGGTTCTGTCGTTGTTTAGCAACACAACATTTGCAAGCCCTTGGTCGTACTGATCGAGCTGTCTGTTCTTGCCTCGTTGTATTGAAATGCTTTTGACCTTGGCTGTCACGTCGTAAAAAATAGCGCCTGACAACGGAAAGCTTGAGTTGTCTAGCAACCCTTTTGTCTCGCTGTCGAGCGTAAAAAACGGAGCAGTTGGCGAGGTTACGTTGAAACCAATTTCGACTAGAGGTGTAGGGACTGCCATTAGAGCGGACTCACAATAACTTGTCCGCCGCCTGTGACGTACTTAGCAACAGTGTTACCCAAAGACTTTCCAACCATCGCTAGAGACTGCGAGGTGTCCGCCTTGACGTTGATGTTTATCACAGTACCGACTGCGGCTTCAGGGCTTCCGCCTGCTGTCAAAGAGTTTCTGCTAGACCTGATTTCTGCCAAGGTACTTAGAGCAGAAGCTCGTTGAGCAGCACTAATTGAAGCTAGGTTTGCATAGGCATTTGCTCCTGCAATCCTGTCGTCAAGGTAACCAAGCACTCCTGCCACGTCGCTCGCTGAGTCAATGAGAATCCCAACTCCGTTTTTTATGTCGGAGGAAGCGCCCTGTGTGACGCCCGTGCCGAGTGAGCCACCGGGCATCGTTGCAGCATCAATCTCTTTTTCGACAGCGAAGCCTTTCACCTTTTCAAGCTTGGCTAGGAACTGGTCAAGAGTGCCACCAAGACCGCCAAACATTCCGTCCATATCTTCAATATCTTCTTGTAACTGAGACTTGATTCCAGACACCGAGTCGTGTAAAGCCACAGCAGCCTGCTCAAGGGCTTCGGCAAGCGTCGCTTGTTGTTGTACCAATGCGACTGCCAAATCGCTCTGAGTGGTCGCATAGAGCTGCTCAAGAGCAGCAGTAGCCAATCCTTGCTTCTCGTAGATTTCAGCCGCTAAGGTATCCATCCCATTTGCCGACTCAGTTTCTAGTGCGTCAAATAGGTTCCGGAGGTTTTCTTTTGTCTCAGGAGTTGACTCAAGGATCGCACCTGCAAGCTCGTTACCTGTTTCAACTCCTGCCGAAACAATCTGCTCAATAAATGTTTGCGTGAAACCCTGCGACGCTAGGTCGGCTGACTTAGACAGCAGCCCCTTAGAGGCGTCCAGCTTGGCAGTCATTGAGCTAATGAGTCCATCGACAGACTTGTCTTCGCTGCTGTCGAACAAGCGCCCAACGTCGACCTCTACTGCTGAGCGGTATGCGTTGCGCAACCTGTCTTGCGAACCTTGGACTATTCCTGCAAGCTTGTTGTCAAACTCCGTCTGTAGCCTCAGAATTGAATCGGCGTAATCCTGATTTGCCGTCGCAACCGTGTCGTTGTAATTCTTCTGCGCTGAAGCAAGCTGCTTTTGCGAGGACTTTATCATTGTTTGAACACGCTCGAAAGCAACATCTTTTGCACTTGGGCCTGTAGACACTCGGCTTGTTGATGGTGTGTTGTAAACAATCGGAACTCTAGGCCCCCACTTGTTACCGTCCCAAGTCATTGTGAACCAAACTTCTTCACCGGGTGCGCCGTAGAACGAGGTAAAGACTTGGCCCGGTCTTGGGTTGCCCGGCAAGCCCTTGTTCTGACCAGTAGGAGATGCAGGTATTAGCTCACCCGGAGCCATAATCTTGACCCCGGCCAAGCGAAGTGCCGCTTCCGTAGCTGCGTTTAGCTCGCCTGTTACTCCATCAAGCCTTAGATTGTTGAATCTGTTTAGCTCGCCTGTTGTTCCGTCAGTTGCCCTGTTGACTTCTCTTTGCTTGTTCACCATCCCGTTTAGGGAATTGACAAGTCCAGCAGTGGCAGCAGCAGCAGCAGCGATAATTATTGCTAGTCGAACATAAGGGTTTTTGCCGACTGCGGTGTTGAAAAGTATTTGAAGAACAGTGGCTACCTTTATCACTGCGTTTAGAGCGATGATGCCAGCAGACAGCCCAGCGATAACACCAATCATCTTACCAATGACTTCGATGTTGTCGACAATGGAAATTATGAAGTTAGCGACGTTTCTAGTTGCGCCCTCCCAGTCAACTCTTGCCAATGCTGCCGTGAGCTTTTCGCCTATCTCTGGAAGCAGGTTTTTTACTATTGGGATTAGCTGTTCAAGCCTTGGAGCCAGCTTGCTTCCAATGTCGATTCCAACGTCGGCAGCGGCAGAGCCAAGCAAGGAAAGCTGAGCGTTGAAACTTGTTAGCTGCTTATCTGCAACCGCCTGCGCAGTTCCGCCTGCGTCCCTTAGCGCTCCTTCGTAGTCTCGAAGTGCGCCTCCGTTATCTATCAGAAGCAAGATTCCAGCACGAGCTTGCTTAGTAAACCCAAGCTGACTTAGTGTTGCAAGTCTTTGCTCGACGGTCATATCTCCGAGTGATTCCGTGAAGTCGTCTGCAATGTCTGCAAAGTTGTTCATTTTGCCGGAAGCGTCAAAGACAGAAATACCTAAATCTTTAAACTGGTCTGGAACCTTTTGAGCTTGCTCGGCCAATCCAAAGATTGTATTTGTTAGCTGCGTTCCTGCAAGCTCACCCTTGACACCTTGATCGGCAAAGACTGCAAGCGCAGCAGCACCTTCGGCGATATCCTTTTCGACAGACTTAAGTGCTGTTCCTGCCTTGGTAGTTAGAGAGGTTGAGAACTGCTCAATGGTTGCGTTGGCTAACTGAGAAGCCCTCGCCAGAGTGTCGGAGACGACAATCATATTTTCCATATTCGCAACAGCGTCGTTCTTGATGGTCAAGCCAAGAGCCGACTGAGCGTCTGTCAGTAGGTCAGTGGCAAGCGCCATATCAAACATTCCAGCTTGCGCAAATTGCGCCACAACTGGGAGGGCAGAGATTGAAGCCTCTGCGTCAAGTCCAGCGGATGCTAGGAAGTAAAAAGATTCTGCCGCTTGTTCGGCTGAGAAGGTTGTTGCCAGAGCTACCTCACGGGCAGCCCTTGCCATATCTTCTTCCATCGTCTTCGTGAGGTCGCCCATAATGGCTTGGGACTTGACAAGCGCTCCGTCAAACTTTGCAAACTCACGGACTGAGGCAACGGCGATCGCAGCGGTCGAGGCAGCGATTGCAGCTAGTGCAACACCTGCGCTTTTAGCAAGGTTGTCAAGGCTAATGCTTGCGTTCTTGATTCCCTTGTTGTCAAAGTCGGAGACAATCCGAATCTTGATAGCCATAAGTTATGCCCTGTCTAATTCTTGACGTTCGAGTTTAGTTTTCTTGAAATCTGGATTCCAAATTCCTCGGCTATCTTTGAAACCTTCGCTTCAATCTCAGGCTTGCGCTTTAGGACTCGCTGCCACAAGAAGCGTCCCGGCTTGCCAAACATCGAACCCAGTTTCCTGTTGAACGCCTTGCCCTGCCCGTTGTAGATGTAGGAGTGATAACCAACCGAGTTAGAACCCCAGCCCTTTGAGACTGCTCGTGGCGCTCTGCGCTCGATGCCTGCAAGCTCTGCATACTCAAAACCGTATTGGTTGCCCATTCCGTTGCTTCGTCCTTTACCCTCGATAAAGATAAGGTCTTTAGGTCTTAGGCTGACACGAGCCTTTACATCGACCCCTGACCAAGCTGTCCGTCCATCGTGGAACATTCCCGGCATAGCGCTTTGCAGTCTGGCTCCATCGAATGAGTTGATGGCATTTTCTATAGGATTAAGGATTGGGTTTAGCTCGCTGTTTAGGGCTTTTCGTAATGCAGGCAAAAGGCGTTTCTCTGCTTCCTTCAGCGCCCGAATTGTTTCTTTGTCTCCGGACAAATATGTCTCTGCCATTTTTTGCTCCTCTGCTTCTATTCTACCCAACAAAGAAACCCTCCCCGAAGGAAGGGCCTCTCTATCTGGCTGGGAGGTTTTTAGCAACCATCCAGCGGTGCATTGTCCAGAGCATCCTTTCGGATTCCTGCATCAAGACACTCGGGGCAATACCTGTTTCACAAGCGATTCCTGCTATGAACCAATGAGCGGAGGAGTCGCCCAACCCTATCATTTTGGGTCGGAACCAGCTCCAACCATATCGACTGATTCTAGCCACTTCTCAAACGTAAGCTTCGTCTGGTCAGTTCTCTTTTGTGAGTGCCAAGCCAAGAAAAGCGAATAACTCATTCTTGGGTCGTTGCTCATAGCTGAGATGCTGACTCCGAACTTATCCTCGAACGCAACCATATCGGCAGCGTTGCAAGTTGTGTCCTTTACTGCTCCGTCTTCGTGTGTGATCTGTAGATTTATTTTCAACTTATTCTCCTGTTGTTATGATGTGGCTTTAGTGATTGAACCGCTTAGTGGGAACGTGACGCTAAACGTGGACAAGTCTCCGACAGCTCCGCTTACAGGCGATAGAGAATTTATGAGGTAACTGCCTGCGTAGCTAGGGGTTGTCGCTGAAACTGTTGAGCCGTTTCCTGCAATAAGGGTTATGGTCACAAGCGTTCCAACTAGGTCTTCGGTTAGAACGGTATTTAATGCACCTGCGCCAAAGTCAGTGTGAAAGTCTAGAGACAGCGAGCCGGACTTTAGCCCTCCGACAACCTCAGTGAACCCGTCAGAAGCAAAGTCAGTAACATCAACTTCGGTTGAGGTGATTGTAAGTTCTGCACGAGCGACGCTCGCACTTACGTCTGTTCCGCCAATGTCGACGTTGTTTCCGGTAACTACATACTTAGCCAATTTATTCTCCTTTTATTATGCTACAGCTTTAGCGACTGAACCTGACATTGGGAATGTCACGCTAAAAGTTGAAAGGTCGCCGACAGCTCCGCTAACGGGTGACAGGGAATTTACCAAAAAGTTGGCAGTGTAGCTAGGCGTTGCATCGGTAGGCGCTGTCCCGTTCCCTGCAATCAAAACAATTTGGACTAGAGTTCCAACCAAGTCTTCAGTTAAAACGTCGTTTATGCCGTCTGTTGCAAAGTCGCTATGAAAGTCTAAGGACAATGAGCCGGACTTCAATCCGCCGACAACTTCAGTAAAGCCTCCGGAGGCAAAGTCGGTCACGTCAACTTCGGTTGAGGTTATGGTTAGCTCTGCTCTTGCCACGCCTGCACTTACATCCGTGCCTGCGATGCTTACTTTGTTTCCTGTTACTACATACTTTGCCAAGTTGTTCTCCTTTTATGCGTAGACGGTAACAGCGAACTCCGCTGCTAAGTAATCGCTTTCGTTTACAGTTATAGAACCAATGTTAGGCATTGACTCGACAATTAGGTCTTGGCAAGCACCGCTCAGTGTTCTATTAGATTCTATCGCACTCTTGCAAGATGAGTCTCCGGTGGGTTCTGAGTAAAGGTCTAGATACCTCTGAGCCTGCCTTTCAGCAGCTCGCCCGACAATCACTCGGACAGTAAACGAAAAGATGTTTAGTCCACCCGAAAAGGCTTGGTGATACTGAATAGAGTTCAGGCTTACGATGGCAGCAGGAGGCGACACTTGATCGGGTATTTCTTCAAAGACCCTAAGCCCGGAGATGGTTCTTAGGTTGGCTGCGATGCCTGACCTAATTGCAGCGATGCTCACGCAAACCTGATTTTTCTGTAGGGGTTGATTAGCCTCTCGATGTCCGGGTCAAACTTGCTAACCCTAACAACTCCAATATCTCCAAAGCCCATTACTCCACCCGGAGAATCGTTGCGCTTGAACAGTCTCGAAGCAAGAAGGACGGTTGCTTGCTTGATTGCTATTGGCGCTGAGGCAAACCCAAAAGTTCCTTCGACTCTGACAGTGACCTCTAGTCCGCTTCTAGGCCAGTAATAATCTCCGACAGCACGAAGGCTATCAAACGGGACAACCATTCCTCCTGCGATCCCGTTTAGTGGCTCTAGCTGGTAATCGGTTGAAGTCCAAGTCTCGTCATAAACTCCGTCTGCTGCCGTGCTTGTCTTGATTGAAACTAAATTTGTAAGGTCGTCAATTTGGCAAACGATGGAATCTTCCGGTGCATAAAAGCGGTGCGTCTCTGTAGGGAAGAACTGTCGCTCTGTCGATTGGTCTATGTCTCGACTAGCGCTTTCGATTGCAAGCTCCAGCAGGTCGTCGTCGATGGTGTCGCTCACTGGGATTCTAAGAGAAGCCTTGACCTCGTTTAGAGTGCAGTATCCATTTGTAATTGCCAATGTAAACCTCCAAGCTCTAGTCTAACTTAGTGCCGATAGATAGCGAAAAGCCCTCACCATTTCTGGCAAGGGCTTCTCTCAACGAAGGAACTATGAAGACAAACAACATAGCTTCCTAATCGTAGCATAGCGAAACCCTGTTAGCAATCTACAAACTAACAGGGCCTCGGTCTAGTTCGTTGGGTTAGCTTGCGCCACCTACGAAGTGCTTGACCTCAGTGTTTGAAGTTAGGTCGCCATCAACACGGAGAAGGAATCTCCAAGTTGTTAGGTCGTTCTGGAAAGCGAAGTCTGTTGACGAAGCAACATCCAAGCCACCTGCAAGGCGAACCTTGTAGCTATCCATTGAACCTGCGATTACAGACTTCTCGCCTAGAGCGGTGTCTTCCATATGAGGATTTTCTAGAACGTTGAAGCCAGCGAATGTATCCTGACCTCCGGGGCCTACCTGTGAGATGTTGTATAGGTAGTTTCCAGCGGTGTCCTTTAGCTTGCGAGCTTCACCGATTGACTTAGTGTTCATCATCAAGGCCATTGAAGGCTTACGACGAGTAGCTGCATCAACCGAGTAAATTAGGTCAATTAGGTTGTCGGCAGTGAAAGCACCTGCAACACCAGTCGCACCAGTCACGCCAGCAGCAGATGCTGTAACGATTCCGTTTGGCTGTGAAGAACCAGTTCCAACAGTTAGTGCTGCGTTTACTGCGTAACCAATTCCCTGTCCGGCCTGACCTGCTAGGTGTGCGCCAAGGTTGAACCCTGCGTCCGACACTAGCTCGTTAGCTGCCTGAATGATTCCACCGTACTTGAAGGCTCCAAGTGTGATGCTTGCATATGTTGGCTCAACATCGTCCAGCTCTGCGCCTGCGCCCTTGAGAGTCATTGCAGAATAAGCTGAAAGAGTTGGGATAGTCAAATCTTCGCCAGAAGTTGTCTGGATAATTTGAGGAATCTCAAGCATTGGGCCAACGGAACGAGCAACATCAAAGACCTCATCGTAGAACGACTTTGGTACTGTGTTAGCTGAAGGTGCTAGAACCGCACGCTTTTCAAAGGTGTGGTTGCGCTGTTCTCCACGAGCCATTGCTCGGAAGATGTCAGACGAAGAACGCTCCTCGGAAACCGCTGGGACAAATCCCTTGGCTGCCAATGATGCTTCTACGTTGCGCTCCTCGGAACGCTGAGCGATCGTGATGCTGTCGTCCGCCTTGCGGATGTCAACTTCGATTGCGTCAATCTTTGCTAGTTCAGCACTGTCTAGTCCACGACCTTCAGCTTCGGCGAAGTCAATAACTTCTCGAACCTGCGTAATAAGGTTGTTGCGAACTTCGTGCTGAGTCTTAATGAACTCAGACATTTAGTCTCCTTGTTAGGTAATTTGCATTTAGGATGCAGTGGCGTTAACGCTCAACAGCAGGGTCGGCAGAGCTGACTCTTATCCGATACAAATAGTTTACAACAGGTGCGCAGGTGTAACCCTGCGGATGGTAGCAGTTATCAAATAATAAGCAAGAAGATTTAGAAACTACTTATCACAATTAGATAACAACTAGTGTTTTATTCGAACACTTGTTCGGGTGCGTGTTCACTGAGCAAGACCCACCAAATCGCTCAGGTCGGACGTTCGCTGTAATGCCTGCGTGGTTGTGGCTAAGAGTAGGGTCAAAGCCGTTAGAGAGGCTGCTGGGTGTGTCTGTGTGGCTGTTTGTCTTTCGTTGTCAAAAGGTGTTATCGAACAAGTGTTCTAGTTAAAAAGGAAACCCCGACGGTTCCAAGAAGTCCGTCGGGGTGAGACTTGATGCTTGGCGACTAGCGAATGTCAGTCGGCTTGGTTACACGAGTCTCTTTTTTAGCCCTCTCAAATGGAGCGCTTTCCGTCACCACGTCTTCGCCGTCGCTGGCTTTCGGTGGAGTCTCAGAGTCGAGTGCAACTATTGCATCGGCCCACTTCTCAACGTTGACTCGAACTACTCCGCTGTCTGGGTTTCCTGAAGCGTCAAGAATTGCCTTGACGATTTGCTCTTTGTTAGCCATTAGATACCTTTCATTAGAAGCTCTAGCTTCTTCTTTTTTAGCGCAAGCAACCCAAGGTCGCCAACGACGATCGGCTCGGGTATGACTTCGGCTTCAGGAGCTAAAGTTGTAATTACTTGATTTAGGAGTTCTTGTTCTTCTCCGGTTATGTTGAGTCCGTCTTCAATCTTGCCGAGGGCGTCTGCTAATGCGTCGACGCTGACCTCTGCTCGCTGAGCTGCCTTTTCAAATCTACGAACCGACACGGTTCCAGCGGTTGCAGTGTAAGCAGGATTTCCGACAAGACTCACTTCGAACAACCTCACAGAGTTTAGAGTTCGCTCCGAGCCGTCACTCGACCAAGCGTCCCCTCCTGTGGGGACTGAGAATCCAAAGCTCATAGCGTCAACATCTCCACGCCTAAGAAGCTCGGCAACATCCCGGCCTCGGCTTGTGTTAGGCAGGACGCCGCCAACCATTAGTCCCTTGTCGTCTTCGGTAAGGCTTAGGGTTTTTGCACGAGTCGATCCAAGAATCTCTCCGGAGTCGTGGTTCCAAAGAAACTTGACATCGTTGCGAGACTTTAGCGAACGCTTGAAAGCGCCTTGCGCTATCCGCTCGGTGAACGGAAGTGGCAGGCTAGGGGAGTTGAACATCGCAGCGTATCCGCTGAAGTGCATCCCGTCTGTTTCTTCCCGAATCTCAAAGTCGGTCGTTGTTACTCGTTGCTCAATTCCTGACACTGTTGCGCCCTTCAATTAGTCTTCTTTGAGTTTACCATCTTGCTTGCTTTCGGACTAAAGGTTGCAGGCTGAATCTTTGGTTCTTCAACCGCTGCCTTGGGTGCTTCAGGCTGAGCTTTAGGCGCTGCAACAACCTTGTTGGTGGTCGCTGGTATTCCGCTCTTGCTTGGTATTAGTGCCATTGTTTCCTACCTTTTCTAATCGACGTTGTAAGCGCTTGTCGGGTCTTCAGGGTCAACTTGTGCAATGCCTTGGAGCTGGACGCTCGGTAGCCCGGTGTGAGCAACAGGAGGAAGTCCCATTGCGACTAGCACCTCGGCAGGGTCGTAACCTGCAAGCACTAACCTCGACGCCATCATCACACGCTTGTCTGTAGCTACCAAGTCGGCAGAGTCTATTGCAACGTTAGCAAGTGGCACTCTAGGCATATCGGCGCTTGGGTCTTCGATTGGTCTTAGGTCTTCTAGTCGCCTAACGTCGTTTACGCTTAGGAAGCCACTTTGCAGTCCTGTCGAATAGGCAGCCATCCTGTTTTGAATGTCAGCTCTAAGCAGCCCGTCGATGTTGAACTTTAGGAAAGAGTTTTCTCCTCCTGCTGTTCTTGACATTAGAGGGCTAAAAGCGCTTTCGATTTTTGCGATTATTGGACGAAGGCAGTGGGTCACAAAAGCCAAATTGTTTTGCTCGACCGAGCTGTAAGTATTTGAGCCAGGGAGGTTGAGCATATTGCTTGGGACTCGGAAGGCTCGTGCAACATCTTCGACTGCAAGCCTGCGAGAATCCAAGAACTGCGCTCGGTCGTTCTCGGTGTTTGTCTGAGTGTATTTAGCGCCTGCCGAAAGGATGGCAGTCTTGTGTGCCTTGTTCCAGCCTGAGTGCCTTGAGTCAAATCCTGTTTGCAAAGCCTTTGCTTGGTCAATAGTAAGGTTGCCCGGAAACTCAATCACGCCGGAAGTCTGAGTTCCAGAACCAAAGAACTTGGCTGCATAAGCTTCGAGTGCTTTTGCCAATGCAAAGTTTTCTTTGAGTGCCTCGACTCGACTGACTCCACGAATGTTGCCCGGTCTTACAACGTCGGGAATAAAGATAACTTGCTCGCTGCTAAGAAGCTGTCCTTCTTGGTTGAGACGATACATAACTTGCCCTAGACCGTTGCGAGTTATCTCGACATTGTGAGGGCTGAGGACGCTCATATTTACAATTTCGCCTCGGTCGTTTGAGAAGACCCGAATAAAAGAATTGCCGTCGAGCAAAAGGCTAACGATTATAGAACCCCAAAAAGCTTCTTTGGTTGTGTCAACGTCTGGCTTTTGCACCCAAGCAGGGGATGGTCGAAAAGGGAAGCGAGCGCCGTCCCTCCGAACGTACACGTCGACCGGAAGGCTTGAGACTGTATCGCTAATCAAGGAGACAGCCGAATAGATTGCATTTATTGAGAACGCAGTTTCGCTGTTTACAACGGTTCCTGCAAGCGTCCCATCCTCGATGTTTCC